TCCATAAAGGGATCCGGAAATAATTGCATTTAAAGCATAAGAACCTGTATCAATCCAATCGTTTACAGTAGAAAGACTGTTGCTGTCTAAAAAGCTTGCATTAGAATTCAATTTGTCTAAAACAGCAAAAGCGTTCTCGATAGAAACGTCATTTAACGCAATCTCTTCATTAATTTTTTTATTTTTAGCCATAAAAACAATATTCTATTATTTTGAGTTTTATTCAACAAAAAAAAAAAAAGACCCCTTGAAGAAGTCTTTTTTTTTTGCAGTTGACTCTTAAACTAAATTATTCATCATCAAACAACTTCACTACTTTAGGTTCATTTTGAGCTGGTTGAGCGACAGCAAACAACTGCTCATATTGTGCTGAAAATTGCGCTGCAAAAGGAATAGATTCAGAAGTTGTAATATTTGCCTTTTTAAAATTCCAAACGGTAGGTTGATTTCTATCAGATTGAAATTCTTTAAAAAACAAAGGAAGAATTTGAAGTTGAAGCTGACTCGTTTGAGGATTAGCTTGAATGTGTACTAGTGCTGGATTTTCAATAGACAATGTAGTGTCGTCTTGTTTTGTAATTTTTCCGATAATTGTTCTTCCAATATTGTCAAGGAAGACCGTAAGCTCTTTGTTTGTATTACTCATATTTTTTCCTTTTTACCTTACCGTTAATTTTATCTAAATCAACAACACGTCCAACGTATTGCAAAACTTTTTCTCCTTTTTGCGTAAGCAATACTCTGCCGTCTGAAGATAAAAATACTATATCATACATTTCCAGCATGTACAAAAAATCTTCTAAAATTTTATTGTCTAAAAAGTCATCAAAATAAGAATCTTCATCAGCAATACTTCGAAGGGTATAATAAAGCTCTCCGTACGAAAGCGCTTGAAAAAGTTGTTCAGCAGCATACATTATATTATTTAATTCATACCAAACATTTCAAATAAATCAGTTTGAACTTCTTTTCCTATTTCTGGCAACGACCAACCAATCGCTTCGTACAAACGCTCTGTTGGTTGCGTGACCAATTTCATAAACATTTTATCCCAATCAATTTTAATTCCGAACTCTTCAGGCAAGGATGAAACGTATGTAATAGCATCCAAACCGTATTTATTTTTTGCACAATAAAGTTTTTTGACTTTTTGTCCTGTTTGAATCTCTTCAAATTTATCATCAATCTTTAATTCTTTGATAAGAATATTATAAGCAATAGCTCCTTTAACATGTGAAGGCGTAGCGTTTTTAAATTTGTATAAGGAGGCTCCTTCCGAGTATTTTTGTAAATTGTTAATTGAAGTTCTTGCTGCAACGTCATTTGGATCTAACTTCAAGAAATCAGAATATCCTTGTCTATATACTTCATTTGTTTGTTTTAAGTTTTGTGTAAGAAGAGCAGTTTGAATAACATTCTCGATAAATTTTTTGACTTTTTTTGGAGTTGTAGAGCGAACCAATTCAATTCCAGTATACTTAAATTTATTTACCGCAACACCTTCCTCGTCCAATATATGAAGGATGTATCTCTTTTTTTGAAGAAAAATTCCCACATCTGAAATAACCTCTCGTTTAAATACGAACCGTGGATCTATCGAAAATAATTCATTTCGAGCCCAGTTTAAAATTTCTGTGTTGACATGCTTGTCCAACTCATCAACAATTTCATGAACTTTTGGATTAATGTTGCCGTCAATAACCAACTCGATATTTTCCTTTTTAAGGATTGAGTCTATTGACACATAAACCGAATCTGTGTCTCCGTATTTGGTAATTGATTCGTTTATATTATATTTTTGTTTTACAAAATTATCTAAAATATGACCTCCTGCTTTTGACACATTTTGTCCCGTAACAGTAATGGACATTGCGTGATCAATATCCATCAACGAAGAATGTTTATTTGCAAATGTGCCATAAATTGAATTCAAAAGAATTTTCAGTGTGTATTGCAATGTGTCGTAGTATGTAAGTTTTAACAAACTATCTCTGTCCTTTTTTCCTGCTTTTTTAAGTTTAGTTAATTGTTTTTTTGTATTAACACGTTCCTCGTAAATTTGATCAATTAGATTTGGAATTACTCCTTTTGATTTTTGAGAGTACATTACCCCAGCTTTAGATAAAGAAATTTGCTCCTTTATTAAAAACGATTTGAACTTATCTGAGGCCAACGTATGAAGCTTTCCGTTTACTAACCGTATCGTGACTTCTGGAGTTATTCCAATTTCTCCTGTAACGACTTTGCCAATTTTAGTTTCTGGAGAAATATTAAGAGTAATAATAGTGTTTGGGTAAAGCGAATTTACGTCAAAACTAACAATTGATTTTTGTATTCCTTTTTCTGGATCTCTGACAAATCCGCCCTCATATGATTCTCTTTCTTGTTTATCAGAAAATGTTGGAATAATATATCCTTGTTTGTGTGCTTGTATAGCAACGGCTCCTGTTACAATTGAAACTTTCCCTAGAGCTGCTTCAAAATTTGTGCACCCTTTATAAGAAAGCATTCGAGCAATTTCCAAAAATTTAAGTTTCTCTTCCAATTTAACAAGCAAATGAACGTCTTGTATATTGTAATCAACAAATAATTTCCAATCAGTATGAGCAAGCTCTCCTAAACTAACTGCATTAAACGCAATCTTGCCTTCTCCTAATTCGAGTTCTGAGATGTAATTTAAACTAAATGATTCTTTTTCGCCTGGTGAAAAAGTTTTGTACAAATCCATATAGTCGATCAATGATACTCCACCAATTGACCACACCGTCACTTCTTTGCCCATATCAGTAAATACTTTTCTGCCCCTTACGACTCCAACGGGAGAAAGTTGATTTATAAATTCCTCTCCAAACAACTTCATAAATCTATTAATAATATATGGAAAATCAAAGCCGCTACTATTCCAACCAGATGCAATGTCTGGATAATCGCTCTTCCAAAAATCAACAAATTGCAAGATTAAATCTTGTTCGTCCTTGCACCGGTGGTAAATACAATCAGGTAACGTCGGAGTATATTGCTTTTCCAATCCCCAAGTGTGAGTGGATTTGGTAAGCGTATCATAAATAGTGATTAAGTTGATTGGTACCGCTGCTCGCTCTGGTATAGGAAAAGAAGAGTCGTATGTAGTGTCAACCTCAATGTCTAACAAAAATACTTTTAAAGGAAATTGCGAAAAAGACGGATCTCCATTTTGTTCCTTATACATTTCAATTAAAAATTGCTGTTCCGGAGCAAGATTGTGGAATATTCGTTTATTAGATGTATTCTCTACAAATTTTCTTCGTTCAATACTATTTCTAAATGTTTTTTTAAACAACGAAGTTTTAAAAATAGACACAGCATCAGTAGCTCCGTCTTTTTCTAAATATAAATAAGGACGAAAAGGCATTTCCGTATCTATTCTTTGTCCGTCATTCGTCCAAGTACGAAGAAATACGGATTCGTTAAAAGGGTTATAAGATACAGCTCTATACATGTATCCTACATTACTAAATATACCAACAAAATCAAGCTAAATATCTACGTTCCGAAGAACCATGAGGAGTGAAATAAATTTCGTGGTGCTTCATTAAGTTTTTCTCGTCGTCTAACCAAAATTTTTCAGCGTGAGCTCGTGATTTTTTACAAAAATCCGCATATACCGTTTGATTTTTTAAAGCTGTTTTTAAACAATCTATAAACTCATCTCCTGTTTTATATTTCAAAAATGCATCTTTGTATGTAGTCATATCAGGACATACGCAAGGTAATCCTATAGCGCCAGACTCGATAAGTTTGATGTTACTTTTGCATAAATTAAAATTATTTTCTTGCAGCGCTGCAAATGTAATTTGTGCTCCAGAGTTAGCTATAGCTTGCGGAAAATCTGGTAGTTTAGTCCACGGAAAGAATTTTATTTGCCCACTATCAATATATGGTTTTAATGTTAAAGGAAACGAACCATAAAAATGCCAGTTAAATTCGGTTCTGGTTTTAATGATATGTTGTACAACGTGAGCAAAGTCGTCTTGTTGATTTACTTGATTTGCAACATCACAGTGAGTTCCAGATGCAAAAATAGCAACAATTGGTTTCTTTTTATTTTTGTCGTATTTTTTAATCAAATCTCCAAGGTTGTAATAGCGATCAAACCACCATTTCATCAAATAATTAGGAACAACGGTTACATTTTTGTTTCCTGATTTTTCGATCATATATTCTTTAAAATAATCACAAGTAACAACAATTTCGTCCATCATAGACAAAATTTCTTTAATAGAATTCTGAATCTCTGGAGCAGTAAATGCAGATCTATTGCGATTATACAATGGAATATCTTCAGCAAAAATTACATCATCTACTTCGTATATTAACTTAAGCGGTTTTTGAGAGGATATTTGTTTTAACATTTTAACAAAATCTCTTTGATTAGGAGTAGCCTGTCTTTGAAGTTTAACAGCTTCAACCGTTCCATAAAACTTGGGATCTAAAATCATTGCTGTTGATTCAATTATTACTGCTTTTTCATGCAGGTTTAACAAAAGATTTGGAGCAATACAACGATAATAGCCACATCCACCATAATCAGCTAAATAATTTAATGCTCTTTTAAGTCCTTGAGATGGTACTTCCGGAGGAGGTAATTGAGATTTCGGAGTTGTGTTTAGATAAGTTTGTGTTGGTACGCCAAAAGGAATACCCATTGGAGCTCCAGGAAGATTTTGAATACCAAGTTGTACGGGTGTAATCATAGTGTTATTTAAAGAAGCGTTTATTTTAATCTAGCAAGAAACAACCGAAATACCGTTGCGTTTTATCACATGAATTGTGTGCTCTGCTTTTGTTGTTACCTCAGGTCCTCTGTGAGTAATGATATAACAAGATTC